CTACGCCAACTCTCACACTACCTTGCACGATATGACGGTGGAAGATATGCAGACCTACTCCTTAACGGGGATATTCATCAGGTCAACGCAGATAAGATCGGCATTACACGTAAACAAGTAAAAACCGTCACGTATGCGTTCCTATACGGTGCAGGTGACGAAAAGATCGGACATTCCTATGACAAACAACTCAGTACGGCAGCTGCTAAAAGAAAGGGTAAAGAGATTCGTGCAGCGTACATCGAAGCAGTTGAAGGATTGGGAGACTTACTCGAAGCAATCAAGAAAGCTGCAGAGAAAGGCTTCGTACGATCTATCGATGGAAGAAAAATTACAGTTGATAGCCCACACAAAGCGTTGAACTACTTGCTTCAATCAGGAGCTGGTGTAGTTGCAAAGCGATGGATGCTAATCAATAACGAAACAATCAAACAAACAAATCTAAAAGCCACCCAATTAGCCTTTATACACGATGAATTGCAATTCGAATGCATTCCAGGAGATAGCGAGTCCCTTTGTACATCCTTGGTATATTCAGCAACAGCTGCTGGAGAGTACTACAACATCAGATGTAGAATTGACGCAGAAGCCAAAGTCGGAAACAACTGGTCAGAAGTCCACTGATAGTAATAGAGTCGGTGACATCGCTGAGCACTACGTGATTGTAGAAGCACTGAAGCGTGGAGCTGAAGTCTACAAGAATGTCGGTTGTACAGGTAAAACAGACCTTGTTATTGATTACAACGGTGTCGTAGAGAAATGCGACGTTAAAACATTAGGTCAAGGTACTCCCGGTTCACCTAAGACTTGGATCCGTAGTACTGGTAAATCAATCTCAACACCTATTGGTGTAGACCCAGATACATGGGAAATCAAATGGCATCCAAAACGTACACCAGAAGGTCTTGAATCTTTCTGGGACTAACCTATCCACTAACACATAATGCTATACGGTAAGAAAGGCGAGCAATTAAAAGCCGTCAAAAAGACAACACGACAAGGTCAAGGTAAGAAATCCAAACCTAAAGGTGATCGCAAGCTGAGCCGAGGTCAAGGATGAGTACATTACTAATTGACGCTGACTACACGGTATATAAATGCTGTGCATCTGCAGAGTTCGATATTGATTATGGAGAAGATGTAATTGTTGTAGGCAGTCGATTCAGTGAAGCATATGCAAATGTTCAGCGAGACTTGGATAAGATCAAGTCTGAGTTCTTTGACCCTGATGTCATCCTGTTCTTCAGTGATTCAACTAACTTTCGTAAGTCAGTTGATCCTTCATACAAAGGACATCGCAACAGGAAGAAACCTTGTGGATACAAGCGTGTCATCAACGAATTAGCTAAACATTATCGAGTAGTCAGACTACCGACATTAGAAGCAGATGATGCTATTGGCATCTATGCAACAGAGAACAGTGACTGTATCATCGTTAGTCCTGATAAGGATATGAGACAGATACCCGGTCGTCTATATGATCTCAAAGAACACACAGACATCTCTGAAGTAGATGGATGGCAGTGGTTCTTGATTCAGACATTAGCTGGTGACAGCACAGATGGATACAGTGGAGCACCGGGATTCGGTGTAAAAACTAGCTCAAAATTTTTTGGCGAACATGGATATACATGGGACAGTGTTGTCTCTGCCTTTGCTTCAAAAGGGCTGACAGAAGAAGATGCACTGATGAATGCACGACTAGCAAAGATCCTTACCGCTAATGATTATGACGGAACAAAACCAATTCTCTGGAGTCCCACCAATGCCAACAGTGGAACTGACTCTTGAACAAGACTTCAAGCTTCGACAGTTAGAAGATCAGTTACCACACGCATCGAAGGATGACATCATCACGATCTTCCTAGCACTACAACATCAGAACTATGTGCTGGGAAATAATATCAAACAACTACTCTCACACTACTCATGAGCACGTCACCCACCTACTACACCCGTGGCAGCATTGAGGTTTGGGAGTTCATTCGAGATCAACAACTCAACTATCACCTAGGCAATGCAATTAAATATGTATGCCGTGCCGGTCACAAAGGTTCTTCTACCAAGACTCAAGACCTTAAAAAAGCTAT